CACGGGCGAGCCTGACGGCGGCGGGCTGTATCATTGGCCTTGGCATCGTGGCGATGCATTATCTGGGCATGTCGGGGCTGCAACTGTGCCGGGCGGTCTATACGCTGCCGGGCGTGGTCTTGGCGGTGCTGGCAGCCTGTGGGCTGAGCGTGGCGGCGATCTGGGTGGCCTATGGTCAGAGGCGGCCGCGCAATATCCTGCTGGGCACGCTGGCCTTTGGCTCTGCCGTGTTCCTTGTGCATTTCGCGGCGGTGTTTGGCACGCGGTTCGTGGCGGTGCCGACGGTGCAGGAAATCGGGCCACTCATGGGAAATGAGGTGCTGGCGCTTGGGGTATTGGTCAGTTCCTTCGTGCTCTGCGGCGCGTTCTTGCTGACGGGGGTTACGTTTCTGGCGCAGGGAAGCAAGGTTGCGGAGGTGTCGCCCGCAGCGCCCGAGGTGAAACCTGCCCAAGTCATGCAGAGGATACCCTATGAGCAGCATGGGCAGACGCATTTCATCGACGCGCGCGACGTGGCGTTTCTGCGCGCCGAGGGCCATTACACGTTGCTATACGCCGGGGCCAACAAGCATTTCTGCACCTGGTCGATCACCGAGGCCGAGCGGCGGCTGAGCCCCGGTCCGTTTCTCAAGGTGCATCGCAGCTATCTGGTGAACCCGGCCCATGTGGCCCATTTCGAGCGGCGCAAGGACAATGGCCTGTGCCATTTTCACCTTGGCGGACAGGATGTTACCACGCCCGTCAGCCGCTCGCGTCTGGCGGAGTTGCGCGAGGCGCTGGGCCTCTGAGTGGTGCGCGCGCGGTCTGATTTACTTTCCTTAAACCTTTGACGGTCTGATGCCTCTCAAGCGGGCAAGAGGCCTGACATGAGCGGGATCAAGGAGAGCGGCGCGATGATACTGGATTTCTTTCGGCAAGGGGCCACGGTGCCGGAGGCGGCGCCCGAGCAGAAGGCAAGTGCCACGGGCCGCGTGATGGCCTGGCATGGCGCGGGGCGCGTGGCCTGGAGCCCGCGCGATACGGTCAGCCTGGCGCGCACCGGGTTTGCCGGAAATCCGGTGGGGTTTCGTTGTGTCAAGATGATTGCCGAGGCTGCGGCGGCGCTGCCGCTTGTCTTGCAGGATTGCGAGCAGCGTTTTGCCGTGCATCCGGTGCTGAGCCTGATCAAATGCCCCAATCCGGCGCAGGGTCGGGCGGAGCTGTTCGAGGCGCTTTACGGGCAACTCCTGTTGACCGGTAATGCCTATATCGAGGCGGTGGGGTCGGGCGGCGTGCCGGCAGAATTGCATGTGCTGCGCTCTGACCGGATGAGTGTGGTGCCGGGGGCGGACGGTTGGCCCGTGGCCTACGAATACGCCGTGGGCGGACGCAAGCATCGGTTCGATGTGCGCGAAGGTGTGCCCTGTGTCTGTCACATCAAGAGTTTCCACCCGCAGGACGATCATTATGGGCTGAGCCCGCTTCAGGCCGCGGCGCAGGCGCTGGATGTGCATAATTCGGCTAGCCGCTGGTCCAAGGCGCTTTTGGACAATGCCGCGCGGCCTTCGGGGGCGATTGTCTATAAGGGCCCTGAGGGGCAGGGGGCAATGTCGGGCGATCAGTATGACCGTCTGGTAAGCGAGATGGAGGCGCATCATCAGGGCGCGCGCAATGCCGGGCGTCCGATGTTGCTGGAAGGCGGGCTGGACTGGAAGCCGATGGGGTTCAGCCCGTCGGACATGGAATTCCAGAAGACCAAGGAGAGTGCCGCGCGCGAGATTGCGCTGGCCTTTGGGGTGCCGCCGATGCTGCTTGGCATTCCCGGCGATGCGACCTTCGCCAATTATCAGGAGGCGAACCGGGCCTTCTATCGCCTGACGGTTCTGCCGCTGGCGATGCGGGTGACGGCGACGGTTGCGGCGTGGTTGGGACGCATGAGCGGCGCGGCGCTGGACCTTGTCCCCGATCTCGATCAGGTGCCCGCCCTGGCCGCCGAGCGCGATGCGCAATGGGCGCGAGTGAGTGCGGCGGATTTCCTGACAGAAGCGGAAAAGAGGCGGCTCTTGGGCCTGCCTGCCGTGGCCGCGGAGGAGGTTGATGGCTGAACGGGGCACAGCACCGCCGCGCTACGGGTTTGAGGCCTTCGACTGCGCGCCTGGGCTGCGGTTGGAGGCGCATGAACGGGTGTCGGAATTGCAGACGCGGGCGCTGACCGAGCGCCAAGAGCGAATGGAGGCGGCTCTGGAGCGTCTGGAGCGACGGCTATGGTTGGCGGTTTACGGTGTGGCGGCGGCGATACTGGCGCAGGCGTTTCAACCGCTCTTGGCCGTATTGCCGGGGTGAGGCAGATCGAAAGGATCAGGCGGATGGACATGGAATTGGGATTGGAGCGCAAGTTCGCGCGGCTGGATGGCACGATGCTGAGCGTGAGCGAGGCGGGGCAGATCGAGGGCTATGCCAGCCTCTTTGGCGCGCCCGATCAAGGCGGCGATATTGTCGAACGCGGGGCCTATGCGGCCTCGCTCGGCCGGTTGGCCAAGGAGGGGCGGCGCGTCAAGATGCTGTGGCAGCATGATCCGGCGCAGCCCATCGGCATCTGGGACGAGGTGCGCGAGGACGCGCGTGGTCTCTGGGTCAAGGGGCGGCTTTTGGAGCGTGTGGAACGGGCGCGCGAGGCGGCGGCACTGATCGCGGCGGGGGCGATTGACGGGCTGAGCATCGGGTATCGCACGCTGCGCGCGGCAAGGAATGACAAGGGCCAGCGGCTCTTGCGTGAACTGGAGCTGTGGGAGGTGTCGCTGGTGACATTTCCGATGCTGCCCAGTGCGCGGGTGACGGCCAAGGGCGATGCCCTCGACGCCCAAACCCTGCGCGAGATGGCGGCGGCGCTTGACGCGGCCCGCCGGGAGATGGCGCAGGTGTAGCGCCCGACAACGACCCAAACCTGAAGGATGGAATGATGATGACCCAAGCGAAGGCTCGGGCCGGGGAAGATCTGTCTCCGGTGGCCGAGGTGAAATCCGCAGTTGCGGGTTTCTTGAGCGAATTCAGCGGCTTTCGGGCCGAAATTCACAACCGACTGCAACAGCAAGAAGAGAAACTGACCATGTTTGAACGCAAATCCATCGCGCTTGCACGTCCGCATCTTGCCGCGACCACAGACGGCTCTGCGCCGCATCGCAAGGCGTTTGACGCCTATTTGCGCGGTGGCGACGATGACGGGCTGCGCGGCCTCGAATTGGAGGGCAAGGCGCTCAATACCGCGATTGCGGGCGAGGGCGGCTATCTGGTCGATCCGCAGACCGCCGAGATGATCCGCTCGGTGTTGAGCACGACGGCGTCGATCCGGGCGGTTGCCAATGTGGTGGCGGTTGAGGCCACCAGCTTTGACGTGCTGGTGGACCACACCGATGTCGGCCATGGCTGGGCCACGGAGAGCGGCACGCTGTCCGAGACCGACACGCCTGTGATCGACCGGATCAGCATCCCGCTGCATGAGCTGAGCGCGTTGCCCAAGGCCAGCCAGCGGCTCTTGGATGACAGCGCCTTTGACGTCGAAGGGTGGCTTGCGGGGCGTATCGCCGACAAATTCGCGCGTGCAGAGGCGGCGGCCTTTGTTTCGGGCGACGGGGTGGACAAGCCGCGCGGGTTTCTGACCCATCCGAGCGTGGACAATGGTGTCTGGGTCTGGGGCAATCTGGGCTATGTGCCCACAGGCGTTGCGGGCGCGATTGCCGGGCCCGATCCGATTGTCGATCTGGTCTATGCCCTGGGCGCGCAATACCGGGCCAATGGCACATTCGTGATGAACTCCAAGACCGCAGGCACCATTCGCAAGATGAAGGATGCCGATGGTCGGTTCCTGTGGTCGGATGGGCTTGCGGCAGGAGAGCCTGCGCGGCTGATGGGCTATCCGGTGCTGATCGCCGAGGACATGCCGGACATTGCCGCCGGGGCCAATGCGATCGCCTTTGGGGATTTTCATGCCGGATACACGGTGGCCGAGCGCCCTGATCTGCGCGTGTTGCGTGATCCCTACAGCGCCAAGCCGCATGTGTTGTTCTACGCGACCAAGCGGGTGGGTGGCGATGTGTCTGATTTCAAGGCGATCAAGCTCTTGAAGTTCGCCGTCGCCTGAGGACGCGGCGACGGGGCGGGGGGTGATCCTCTTGCCCCGGGGCGCGTGCCGTTCGGGCGAGGCGTTGTCCAACTGTCCCCTCCGTCCGTGCAACGCGGAATGGCGCGCGCCTGAACCACCGGAGGGGTCCGGGATATATGGAGTAGGTCCATGATGTTAATCGAAGAAACCGCGGTGCCCCCGGCCGCGCTGCCGCTGGCGGAGTTCAAGGCGCATCTGCGGTTGGGCACGGGGTTTGCCGATGACGATATCCAGGACCCGGTTCTGGAGAGCTTTCTGCGCGCGGCGATTGCGGCCATCGAGGGACGCACAGGCAAGGTGCTGCTGGAGCGCGAATTTTCCTGGGCGCTGCATCAGTGGCGGGATGCGGCAGGTCAGGCCTTGCCGGTTGCCCCTGTGAGCGCTGTGTTGAGCCTTGGTTTGCGCAACCGGGCGGATGAGGTCGAGGTGATCGACCCCGGTCTATACCGGCTGGAGCAGGATGCGCATCGGCCCCTGGTGCGGCCTGTGGGCACGTTCCTGCCCGCTATCGGGCGCGGCGCTGTGGCAGAAATCAGGTTTCGCGCGGGTTACGGTGCGGGTTGGTCTGATGTTCCCGCCGATCTGGCACAAGCGGTGCTGATGCTGGCGGCGCATTACTACGAATACCGGCACGAGACCAGTCTGAGCAGCGGCTGCATGCCCTTTGGGGTGGCCAGCCTGATCGAGCGCTATCGCACGGTGCGCCTGTTGGGCGGGGGGGCGCGGTGATGGCGCGTCCGAGGTTGAACCGTCGTCTGGTGCTTGAGGGCGCGTTGCGTCTGGCGGATGGGGCGGGCGGGTTCGCGGAAGTCTGGGAGGCGCGCGGCACCCTCTGGGCCGAGGTCAGCGCACGGTCGGGCCGAGAGGCCGAAGCCGCGGGGGTGGCTGTGGCGCGGGCAGGCTATCGGATCACGGTGCGCGCGGCGCCCCAAGGGGCGGCGTCGCGGCCTGTGGCCGGACAGCGGCTGCGCGATGGTGCGCGGATTTTCGCGATCCTGTCGGTGACAGAGGCCGACGGGGCGGGCCGATACCTGAGCCTCTGGGCGCAAGAGGAGGTGGTGTCATGAGTTATGCGATGGCGGCGGGATTACAGGTGGCCGTCTATCAGCGGCTTGTTCAGGACGCGGCGCTGAGCGCGTTGGTGGGCGGTGCGATCCATGACGCGGTGCCGCCGGGCCGGGTGCCGCCGCTCTATGTGACGCTCGGCCCCGAAGAGGCGCGCGAGCGCGGCGACGGCACGGCGGGCGGGGCGTGGCATCGGTTCACGGTCACCGTGGTGAGCGAAAGCGCCGGATTTCAACAGGCCAAAGTGGTGGCGGGCGCAGTCAGTGATGCGCTTGTGGGGGCTGAGCTTTCCCTCGTCCGCGGACGGGTGAGCAGCCTCGATTTCCTGCGCGCCCGCGCGCGGCGGGAAACGGGCGGACAGGCACGGCGGATCGACCTGACCTTTCGGGCGCGCGTCGATGAGGGCGCGTAACCTTTAATCTCTGGAGTGACGACTATGGCGGTACAGAATGGCAAGGACCTGCTGGTCAAGATCGACCTGAACGGCAGCGGCAATTTTCAGACGGTGGCGGGGCTGCGCGCCACGCGGGTGAGTTTCAACGCCGAGAGCGTGGATGTGACCAGCCTCGAATCCGCAGGGGGCTGGCGCGAGTTGTTGGCCGGTGCGGGTGTGAAATCCGCGAGCATCAGCGGCTCGGGTATTTTCCGCGACGCGGCAAGCGATGCGCGGGCACGGCAGATCTTCTTTGATGGCGAGATGCCGGATTTTCAGGTGGTGATCCCGGATTTCGGCACCATCGAGGGGCCATTCCAGGTCACGGCGATCGAATATGGCGGCACTCATGACGGCGAGGCGACCTATGAACTGGCGCTCGCTTCGGCGGGGCAACTGACCTTTACCGTGCTGTGATCGTGATGGCCAACCCCTGGGCAGGCGAAGTGGCGCTGGTCATTGGCGGCGAACGGCAGGTGATGCGGCTGACGTTGGGGGCCTTGGCAGAGTTGGAGGCGGCGCTGGAGAGCGGTTCGCTCGTCGATCTGGTGGCACGGTTCGAGGGGGGGACGTTTTCCACCCGCGATGTGCTGGCACTGATCGTGGCGGGACTGCGCGGGGGCGGCTGGCGCGGGTCGGCTGCGGATTTGCTGAGTGCCGACATTGAAGGCGGGCCCATGGCGGCGGCACGGGCGGCGGCGGAACTCTTGGCGCGGGCCTTTGCGCTGCCTGAGGTGTGCGAATGAGCAGGCGCTTTGATTGGCCTGCCCTGATGCGCGCGGGAATGCAGGGACTGGGCCTGCGACCGGCGGAGTTCTGGGCGCTGACGCCTGCCGAATTGCGCTTGATGCTGGGCGAGCGGCAGGGCGTGCAGCCCATGGCGCGCGCGGGGCTTGAGGCGCTGTTGCGCGCCTTTCCCGACAGACAAGGAGAGATGAGCGATGGATGAGTTGGAACGGGTCGACGATCTTGAGGCGCAGATTGCGGCACTCGATGACGTGATGGGCCAGGCCACGGGGATGGCGGCGGCCTTTGGCGCGGAACTTGCGCGGGTGAAGGGCGGCTTTGCCAGTGCCGGGCAGGACGTGCAGTCGCTGGAACGGGGCCTGAGCCGGGGATTGCGCGGGGCCATACGCGGTGCCGTGGTCGATGGCGATGGCCTGTCGGACAGTTTGCGGCGTTTGGCCACGATCATGGTCAACAGCGCCTTCAACGATGCCACTCGCCCTGTGACGGATCAAATTGGCGGGCTGATTTCACAAGGGATCGGCAGCCTTGTGGGCGGGCTGTTTCCGTTTGCCAAGGGGGCGTCGTTTTCGCAGGGCCGCGTGCAGCCCTTTGCCAATGGCGGCGTTGTGAGCGGGCCTGTGACCTTTCCGATGCGCGGCGGCACGGGGTTGATGGGCGAGGCGGGGCCAGAGGCGATCATGCCGCTCAGCCGTGGCCCGGATGGGCGTTTGGGCGTGCGCGCGCAGGGCGGCGGCTCTGTCAGCGTGGTGATGAATATCCAGACGCCCGATGCGGAGGGGTTCCGCCGTAGCCAGGGGCAGATCGCGGCGCAATTGGGCCGGGTGATCGGTCGCGGTGGGCGCAATCGCTGAAAAGGAGCGGGACATGGGATTTCACGAGGTCAGATTTCCGGCGAGCCTGAGTTTCGGCTCGCTTGGCGGGCCGGAGCGGCTGACGGATATTGTCACGCTGGCCAACGGGTTCGAGGAGCGCAACACGCCCTGGGCGCAGGCGCGCAGGCGGTATGACGCGGGCGTGGCGCTTCGGTCGCTCGATGATATCGAGGCGTTGATTGCATTTTTCGAGGCGCGGCGTGGGCAGCTTTTCGGGTTTCGCTGGAAGGACTGGACCGATTTCAAATCGGGCCGGGCCAAGGCGGCGCCGGATTACCGGGATCAGGAGATTGGTGTGGGGGATGATGCAACGGTCGCCTTTCCGCTTTTGAAATCCTATCGGTCTGGCGATCAGGTCGCGGTGCGCCCCATCGTCAAACCGGTCAAGGGCACGGTGCGCATGGGCCTTGGTAATGTCGAGATGCAGGAGGGCGTGCATTACGAGGTTGATACCTTCACGGGTGTGGTCACCTTCTCTGAACCGCCAAACCGCGGCGTGCCGATCACGGCGGGGTATGAATTCGATGTGCCGGTGAGGTTCGACACGGACCGGATTCAAACCAGTCTTGCCAGTTTTCAGGCGGGCGAAGTGCCCAATGTGCCGGTGGTGGAGATCCGGGTATGAGCGGGTTGTTGGCGCATCTGGGCACTGGGGTGACGACGACATGCCGGTGTTGGGCGCTGACGCGCCGCGACGGCGTGGTGATGGGGTTCACCGATCACGACCGGCCATTGGCGTTCGAGGGCGTGACGTTTCGCCCCGACACCGGGATGAGTGCCTTGGCCTTGCAGCAGACCACGGGGCTGTCTGTGGACAACACCGAAGCCCTCGGCGCGCTGAGCGATGCGGCCATCCGCGAGGCGGATATCGAGGCCGGGCGGTACGACGGGGCCGAGTTGCGCGCGTGGCTTGTCAACTGGCAGGACGTGACAGCACGCAGTCTGATCTTTCGCGGCACGATGGGCGAGTTGCGGCGCGCCGGTGGCGCCTTCGAGGCCGAGTTGCGCGGTCTGACCGATGCGCTCAATGTGCCGTTGGGGCGGGTGTATCAAAAGGCGTGCAGCGCCATTCTGGGGGATCGGACCTGCACCTTTGATCTGAATACGCCGGGGTATGTTTCGGAACGTCCAGCCGAGGCGGTCGAGGAGAACCGTGTGTTTCACTTTGCCCAGATGGGCGGGTTTGAGGACGATTGGTTTCGTCATGGCGTGATCCGGGTGTTGAGTGGCGCGGCCACGGGGCTGATCGGGCTGATTAAGCGCGACCGGAGCGACGGCGCGGGGCGGGTGATTGATCTTTGGCATCCGATTGGGGCGACAGTCGCGCCGGGAGATGCGCTGCGGATCGAGGCGGGGTGTGACAAGCGCATGGCAACCTGTCAGTTCAAGTTTGACAACCTTCTGAACTTTCAAGGGTTTCCGGATATTCCCGGGGATGACTGGACGATCACGGATCCGACCAAGAGTGCGCATCTGGATGGTGGGAGCCGCAGATGAGCGGGCAGGGCACGCGGATTGTCGCGGCAGCGCGGGGCTGGATCGGTACACCCTACCGGCACCAGGCGGCCTGTCGTGGGGCGGGCTGTGATTGTCTGGGGCTGGTGCGAGGCCTCTGGCGCGAGATCAAGGGTGCCGAGCCAGAGCAGCCGCCGGCCTATTCGATGGACTGGTCCGAACCGGCGCGGGACGAGGCGCTGTGGCGGGCCGCGGCGCGGCATTTGCTGGCCAAGGATCTGGCCCAAGAGGCGGTGGGTGATGTGATCCTCTTTCGCATGCGCGAAGGGTCGGTTGCCAAGCATCTGGGCGTGGTCGCGGGCGTGGGCGCGCGCGCGTCTTTCATTCATGCCTATTCGGGGCATGGTGTGGTCGAGACCGCGCTGAGCGCCCCGTGGCGGCGGCGCATCGTGGCGCGGTTTCAATTTCCCGAGGAGGGCTAAGCCATGGCAACCATTCTGTTATCCGCCGCGGGGGCGGCGATTGGCGGCGCGGTGGGCGGCACGGCGCTTGGCCTGTCGTCGGTGGCGATCGGGCGCTTTGCCGGGGCAGTCATCGGCCGTTCGATTGACCAACGGCTGTTGGGGCAAGGATCGGAAGTGGTCGAGACAGGGCGCGTCAGCCGGTTGCGCCTGACCGGCGCGGGCGAAGGTGATGCCATCCCGCAGGTTTACGGGCGCATGCGTGTGGGCGGACAGGTGATCTGGGCCACCGAGTTTCGCGAAAATGTCACCGTAACCCAGGGCAGCCGGGGCGGTGGCAAGGGCAATCCCCGCCCCGCCACACCCGATACGCGCGCGATCAGCTATTCGCTGAGTTTGGCGCTTGCGCTCTGCGAGGGTGAGATTACCCGTGTCGCAAGGGTCTGGGCGGATGGGACCGAGGTGGCCCCGAGCAGTCTCAACATGCAGGTCTACAAGGGCACGCGCGATCAATTGCCCGATCCCCGGATCGAGGCGGTGGAAGGGGCGGGCAACGTGCCCGCCTATCGTGGCACCGCCTATGTGGTGATCGAGGATCTGGACATCAGCCAATTTGGAAACCGTGTTCCACAGTTCAGTTTCGAGGTGTGCCGCCCGTCGCAGGCGGGCAGCCCGGGGGCCGATCTTGATCCGGTGCGGGCGGTCCGGGGCGTGGCGTTGCTGCCCGGCACGGGGGAATACGCGCTGGCCACGACGCCGGTCACGATGAATTTTGGCCTTGGATCGAACGGGATTGCCAATATCAACAGCCCCTCCGCACGCGCGGACATGGCCACGGCGCTGGAGGGGCTTGTCGAGGAATTGCCGGCCTGTGGGGCGGTGTCGCTGGTCGTCAGCTGGTTCGGGGACGATCTGCGGTGCGGGGTTTGCCAGATCAGGCCGAGGGTGGAGCAAAAGCAATTCGAGGCGACGAACATGCCCTGGCGAGTTTCAAGCCTGAGCCGTGCCGAGGCGGGTGAGGTGCCCAAGGACACGCAGGGCCGCCAGGTCTATGGCGGCACGCCGACCGATCAGGCGGTCATCGAGGCCATTCTGGCGTTGCAACAGGCTGGGCAAGAGGTGCTCTACTATCCGTTCATCCTGATGGAGCAGATGCCGGGGAATGGCTTGCCCGATCCGTGGAGCGGGGCCGTGGATCAGGCGGTGCTGCCGTGGCGCGGGCGGATTACCACCTCAAAGGCACCCGGACAGGCGGATAGCCCGGATCAGACGGCAGCGGCTGAGACCGAGGTTGCGGCGTTTTTCGGCACCGCGCGCGCCGCCGATTTCACGGTGACGCCGATTGCTGCGAATGTGGCAGAGAGCCCCGGCACCGGCGCGCTCAACCTTCTGAGTTTTGGCGGCGCGGTCAAGCAAAGCCCGGTGGCCTATCATGGCCCCGATGAGTGGTCTTACCGGCGGTTCATCCTGCATCAGGCCGCACTTTGTGCTGCTGGGGGGGGCGTCGAAAGCTTTTGCATCGGGTCGGAAATGCGTGGCCTCTCGC